ATCTTGCCGAGATGCCGATTGACTTATGAAGGTTTCTTCGATGGAGGCAGTTCTTTTAGCACGAGGATGCCCTTTGGGAAGTAGGTCATTGTCTTGCTTGTAATTGGGATTTGATGGCCTTCCGGTACGAAGGAGATATAGGAATGCGTTGACTCTTGCCACTCCCCAGCCATTTCTTGACATATTGGGTGCGTGGCTTGTGCTAAAAGCACCAGCACCACGACGGAATACAGTAAGGAGTGCGCCCATAGATGCTTTACTACCTTTTCCTTTTTTGTTGTGTTCTTGCATTTTGTTCTGCAAGGTTTTGCGAGTAGCGGGAGAAACAACAATTGACTTGTTTGGTTTTTTAGCGGAACCGGGTGGGTTTTTCTTAGACCCTTTTCGTCGCTCGTCGGGTTTAGCGGGAGTCTTTCTTGGGTCGTTCTTTCCGGGTTTGCCATGCTGTCCACCATGTTTTGCTTCTGCGTTTTCTTTAACCTTTTCAACAGATTCTATTGTCGCTCGGTTGTACGCTGGCTTATGAACTATTGCCAAGTGGTCAAAGGTAAAGTCATTGTCAAACACCATACCTGTTTCACTTGCGGCGATAGGGATTCCATAGCCACCAATGCTAACACCATATTCGGGTTTTAACCATAGACCGGATTCAAGAGCCTCAAACAATTCTTCTCGATACACATGGGCCGCATACCGCACTTCGTACTTTTCTTTGTCGGGATAACTTATTGTTGCGGAAATAACCTTTCCTACATTTGCTTCATTTACGCCACCGTCCATGTTGCGCTCAAAACCAACATCTTTTGCTTTAGGGTGGTTAAGTGTTAAATCAGCACCTATCATTTGGTCAAGTACCTTTTCTGCACCACGCTTAGTAATAGCCCAACGGTTTTTGTTGTAGCCTTCGTGGAATGCAACACCTTTGATTTCAAGAATGTTTTTGCCTGTTGATGCTTCAACTTTAGCAACTATTTCCTCAACAGTAATTTCCATAGTGACATTTACAGGTTGACAAGAACCGGCAACCATTTCTTCACCAATAGGACAAGAGGCTGATGCTTCTGCAAATTCGTGACCTTTGTGTGCGGCCATACATTGTTCTTTACTGTACCCTGCCTCTTGGCAACGGGACATATACTCACCATGCGTTTCGCTTTCTTTTGGTTTTGGTTCTGCGGCTTCTGCGTGTTCAGCACAGCCTCCGCAACATGGTTTGTCTTCGGAAGCCTCAATAACTTCTTCGATGCCTTCAATGACTTCGCCTTCATTAGAAGACCATAGTTCATCGTAGGATGCTTCGACTTTGTTAGTTGACCATTGTCGGCAAGACCAATAACCGGGTGTGGTTCGGTCTTTCTTTTCCGAGCAACTGTGTCGGTCACGGAATGCCTTGCGTCGCTTAGGGTCGTCACGCTTGATTTCCATGTTTGGGTCGCCAAAACGCACAATGACTACTTTGCCACTTGAGTTCTGCACATAAACAGCAAATTTCTTAGGTCCGCCTTGTGTACGGAATGGTTTGTTGAGTGTCACCTTTTTACCTTGATATTCTGCGGCTTCAACGGTTTCTTCGTCTTCATCATCATCGTAAGACGCTTCTTTACCCTCATACATAGAGTTGCACACAGCCGCTCGCTGTGCTGGATTTGGGTACTCGTCAGCAGTCTTGCTGTCACCCATACACCTGTCCATGTAATCGTCTTTCGACTCACCTTCTTGAACATCGGGCATGGTACTGCGACAGGCGGAGTGACTTTTAATCCATTCGCCAAATCTGTTGACTTTCGTTTAAAATGTCTTCGTAAAGTGACAGTGACATAATGTTTTGAACATCATAGTATGACTCCACTTTGGTATATCCAAGAGATATTACGGTCTTAACAAGTGATTCCATTTTTATTTGCTCTATGGGATTCAATACTGTGACCTTCGGTATATCACGCAATACATAACTATTGTTTCTTTCTTCTAACAAAAATGGGTGATACTTATTTTTTCGGTATTTCTTTTTGACATAGGTATTACCAACAAATGCGAACTCTTCAAGAATCAAAGAGCCGGTGTACGCTACCGGTTCATCATCAACAAAGAGTACCCAATAATCCATGTTATCAAAAATTTGAGGATAACCCTTTTCGCTTGGGAATGGTAAATTGGGCCAAATCAACTCAAGTTCTTTGCGCTCAAGACACTCAACTATCATTTTTACCCCATCTTTTCCAAGCAACTTTTGCGACAAAAACCCAAAAAAGAACTTCAAGAACTACCAATAGGAATGTGCCAACAACTACCCATTCCATATAGTACCCTCATTTTTTATTTTCTTCTTCTCCAACAGGTTTTATGGGGGTAATTGTTGTCATTCCAGCATCGTGCTTTTTGATTTCATGCACATGGTCTTGTGCAGACTTTTCCAAAAACATCTTGTGGTCATGTTCTTCGGAGTCACGGTCACGCTCGTGCTTAAGTTCTTGGGGAATGTTATCAATTTCAATGGTTTGTTCGGATTCCCACATACGGAGAACAGTATTCATAGCCGGACCTGCAACACCACCAATAATAGCAATAAGAGCGATAAAACCATCCAAGTTAGCAAGAACAACATCGGGTTTCCAAATACCCATACCTACTACTGCGCCGCTTGCGAGAAGCCATAGGTAAATTGCCGGTATTACAGTACGCTGTACCATTTTGTCGTTAAACGAATTTGGGTTTTTTTTACTCATCTTTCATCCCCTCTTGTTGGTTTGTTCTTGGAAGTTCGCCGGTTTTTCCTTTAGTCCCTTCTTTGCGATTGGTACCTGCCGATTCCGGTTGCATACCAATAACTTCGAGTGTTTGATTAAGTGTTAGGATGCCTGCATCATAACCAAGAACGGCTCTTTTCATAGAGTCCATAGGCGACTCTTCTGCAATAGGTTCAAAGTGGAACTCCGGTAAATCTTTCATTTCATGCTTGATACCTTTAAGTTCTAATTGTTTTGAGAATAATTCCATAATACCTTGCTTAACAATTGATTGAAGGCGAGAGATGGCCGTATTAGCCCACATATTTGCGTTGTAGGTAGCGGCAAAGGTTGAACCCTTTTCTTGCCCTGCGGCGACACGAGGGACATGAAGAACGGCGGCTACATTGGCACCAACCATATCAAGGAAACCACTGTTGTCGGGAATTGTGTTTTTGAGGTCAACATGGTGTAGTGTCACATAGGAAGGTAGGATTGGCATTTGGTCGCCTCGCAAACCTTCAAACAATTTGATAACTTCATCCATGATAATTCCAAGCCTTTCTTGTTGCTCGTCGGGGTCTTGGATATGTTCAATGGCCGACTTATCAATTGTAATGAATTGCTTGGTTAGCACATCTTCAAGAGCAATACGGTTGTTCATTGTGTTGTACTTAACACGCACTACTTGCTCAAGTGAAGAAAATCGGGATTGACCCCACACACCATAGGTTTGACGCAATTTTGTGTCTTCGTACCAATTGCTTCGGAAGTCTGTTCGGAAGTGTACGATTTCGCTACGAGGGAATACCATAGTGTCAATGCCTTGTTCTCGCAAGATGTAAAAGTCATTTGTCATAATTGGACTGTTTTCGTCGGCTGTGAATGGTAATCCGTTTGCCCCACGGTTGTCAACAATAGTAATCTGTCGGATAGGAAGGCTTTGAATGTTGGTAATACCTACACCGGTACGACCAACTAATTTGTTAATGTCGTTGCCATACACTTGTAGGTTGCGTAGTGCGTTGATAAGAAAGTCGTCAAAGTCAACACGGTCAACCATTTCCATGATTGCGTTGCGTATTGAGCCATTCTTAGCCTTCTTGTAGTCAATGCGGTAGTTGTTAGCAGTGAGCGACACACTGCGTACAGCACCATTGAGTTCGGGGTCTAACTTGACCATGTTGTCGTACAAGTCAAATTTGTTAAGGAAGTTCGATTCCTTTTGGAACTTTTCTGTTTCGGAAAAAATATCCGGCAAACCTGCGGCAACTGACAGTGGTACATTACTACCGACCCGATGAACGATTTTTTCTTCGGCGACGGCGTTGCGTCGAAACCTATCAAAGATACCCATGTTAGGGGGAGATGTGGGATGATTTATGAAGGTAGCGATTTATTTTTGTTTATTGTTTCTTTTTTTACAAAAATAATTAAATCGAACGACATATATCGGTTTTGCTTAATTCTTTTATTGTTTCAAAGGCGTTTAAGAAAAAGAAGTAATAAGCAATATCAGTGGGGCATAAAACATCTATGAATAAATGAAAGAATACTATGTTTGGTCTTTGAGTACATCGTTTTATTCTTTTTGTTGGTGCTAAATCAACAGAAAGATAAATGTTCATAAAGGGTTTCCTCTTGGAGTATATTGATGCGAGCCTCTCCGAACTACGGTAGCGATTTGATTGCTGAACAATTTAAAGAAGGTGAGGCTGTTCTTAGTCTTGCCCGAAGGTTAAACAAGATTGACCCTAAAAAATCAGTTAAGGGTTGGGAAATGTCAATTTACCGTTGGAAAAATAATGAAAAGCCAGCACCTAAACCCGAAAAAGAGCCTGTTATTGAAAATGAACTTGAGGCTGTAAAGCAATCTTATCACTATGACTCGACAAAAGACGAATACTACACTTTCTTGCGAGTTGCAGACCAAATGATTTGTGTTGACGGTGACAAACATAGAGCCATGAAAGAAGCATACTCAAACATGGTAGGAAAACCTGCATCTATGAATGAAATTTGTAGGGAGTTTGGTATTCCTCGTGCGTGGTTTGATGAATACCGACGACGGCATGGATGGACACATGATATGTCGCCATACACCGATGAAGAAATTACCACAAAAGATGTGGATATGCTTGTTGATGATTTGGTGACAAGGAGAAAACACCAACTGCACAAGAAATTTGAGCGAGCCAAGTGGAAGTCTATTGAAGAATCAGCAGAAAAGTACAATATGTTTGAGGAAAAAATACTTAACGAGTTCCGACAAATTGTTTCCGAAGCACCAAAAACCACACCTCTAATGGCTATGGTTGAAGATTCTCTTGAGTATGCGCTTGTTATTAGTCCTACTGACTTCCATTGGGGTAAATACGGGTGGGTTGACGAAGTTGGAGAAACCTACAATTTTGATGAGGCAAGAAAGCGTTTGATGGAAAAGACGCAAGAATTAATTTGCCGCCTTCCTTCTCGACCGGAAAAGATTATTTTGGCTACCGGTAGCGATTGGTTTCATGTTGATACTGATGCTGGCACAACAACAAAAGGTACACCGCAAGACATGTGTGGTAG